TCTTTTATCAAAAAAAATATGAAACGATTTATGCATTACGAAATCTTCTTTCCCAAAATAAAATTGAATCAATATCTGACGTCTAACTTAGACATCAATTCAAATGGCAACCACTGCACACAATGAGATCAATATTACCTTTGTTATTAAAGAAGTATCACCTGAACAAAAAGATGCTCACCCTGAACATTTTAAATTATATCAGAAATCTGTTCTGAACGCACAAAACTATATGTTTAACATTGATTCTATTAACGGTATAAAAGTGAGTGTTGATATAGTTGAAGATATACAGATAGGGTCTGCAGGATTTTACTGCTTCCGTATCTATAAAAACTTTTGGGGTGCTGACGATCTATTTAAACATTATATTCAAAACTTTGAAGACTTTGTCCATCTAATAAATGAAGTACTTCCTACCCTCACATTCAACAAACTGCGGGGAGTTTTTGAAAGTCCTCATTCCAAAGATGGTAAATATAATTCAACTGTTCAACCACAAGATTTTGCATCACTTCTTCGTATTCCAAATATGAAAACAAAAAATCAAGAATGTTGCTCTTGTATGGAAGAAACCAGATCTAAAACAGGATGCGGTCATTCCATTTGCGTTGAATGTGAAAGTAAATTAAGTAAAAGTTCTTGCCCTATGTGTCGCAAATGTCTTTGCTGTACTGAACCAGAAGGCGAATGTGAATGTGATGACGAATAATTTACTTCTTGCGTTTCTCCCTCAACATTCGCATATAATCTTTAGCCTCTTGCGAGCCTTTGGGAAACCGACCTTTGCGACCACAACCTGTCATTGTTTTTTTTTCTACTCCTTCACCCATAACCCTTAACCCTTTTCCTGCATAGAGTCCTTTGCCAGCATATAAACCACATCCCTGTTTAACACCCCAACCAGATGTAGCAACATTTGCCAACTCTTCGCCTGCTTGGCCACCATACTGTTGTCCCAACATTGCTCCAGCAGGACCGCCAAGTTTTGCACCAGCAAGCCCCCCTAATGTTTTACCTGCTACAGGTAGTGCTTTCTTGATTGCTTGTTTGCCAACGTCTTTTGCCGTATTAAGAGCAAAGTTGCCAACACTTTTCCAGAATGAACCACCTTCTATATGTTTGCCGTTGTGATAGTGATGGTGATGATGCTGATGTATTACAATACCGCTGTGTTTCTGTGGTTCTTCTTCTTCGTCGCTTGATGAATCATCTACACCTTTGCCAGCATAAAGTCCTTTACCTGCATACAAACCCTGGCCTACTGCCATTTTATCAGAATTAACCAAAGCACCGCCTTTAACATCTACAGGTGTTCCTTCTACTGATCCGCCTTTCATCTTTCGCATTTTTGCCATATACTCTTTTGCTTCTGGAGAACCTTTTGTCAAATGTGGCATACTTTCAGGAGATATTTTATTTTTATAAACCAAAACTAATATAATTCCATCTCCGATCTCTTTACTTTTATATTCTGTAAATCCTTGTTTCTTTACAGTTGTTGGAGCCACTTGTCTAAAGCGTATTGTATTTGTTTCCATATCCACTTTCGGACATTTGTACCCATTTGTTTTTAACCATTGTTTTGCTTCCTTAACACCATACGTATGAGGGAATACAACAGATTGAACCACATAATCAGCAGAACTATGTTGAGAACTATGATGCGGACTTATACCAGCACCTTTGGTTAAAGCACTTACTTTTCCTCCTAAATCCGTAAAGAACTTTGCCACTCCCCTTGTATTTCCTGTATTCTTAAACAACTCTTCTGTTTTTTGCTTGATAAACTTAAATATATCCGGTACTCCTATATCACTTGCTTGTAATAAATTCATTATGAAATCTTGACAGTTATTGACTGCAGAATCATACTTGAAAAATCGGTCGCCCATTCGTACTCGTCCTTTATCCAATAACTCTTTTAACGTAAATGGATTACCCAATGGAACTGTTCGCAATTCTGTATTTTCTCTTGGTGTGTATTTTACTATATTAATGACTTCATTTTTTTCTACTATAATGTTTTCACCATTTATCGTCAGTTTAAGAAACAAATGGAATAACTTATCATATCCCAACTCCTCCTGATTCTTTTTAAACTGTCCCATACTTACTACGTTGATTGCAGTTGTTACTGCGGATTGCACAGGGGTTCTTCCTACTTCCATATGTGTAACTGTTTCATCGCCATATTTATGTATCATATCTCTTACAGGCCTTGAATAATTAGATGCTCCATATATTAATGTATTTGCTGTTCGTTTTGCTTTATTTACCAATGCCTTTCCTTTGTGTAACAAATTATCTTTTGCTTTTGCAATCTGATCCATTATACCTTCACCTTCTGCTGGTCTTGCTCTTGCCCTATCTCTACGTTTATACTGTGCATTCTTTGCCAGTTTTGCCTTGTACGCTTCTTCTGCAGTGTTATATTTTTTAGGCCTTCCTCGTCCTCTGCGTTGAACAGGTTCTTCTCCTTCCTTTTCTTCTTGTAAATTTTCTCGCTCTTCTTTGGTTTCTTCTTCTTGGCGGTGATTGTGTGCTGGTTCTTTACATTTACCCTTACACATACCTCTCTGTTTATTTGGTATATGTTCTACATTAGGTCGTCTGTTTGGTTTTACTTTTTGAGCATCTAACCTTTTACGAGATTCATTAAATCGCATTACTTTTTCTTGATCAGCTGGTGTAAATTGAGATAAAGGTATAGTAGTTGGTTTTGTATTCACTGTTGATGTTCTATCTATTTCTTTTCTCACTAAATTTAATGGTTTGCTTCCTTTACGAGTTGCCAGATTCCGTTGTTTGGTCAATGGATTTGCTAATTTATATGTTTCTTCTCCTGTTTTCTTATTTACCCTTTTTACAGCAACAAACTCTGGAACATCTACCTCCGCTATATTGTTAGGTAATACTGGTATTTGGATTTTATTATTCTTTTTTGCTTCCTTTTGTGCTTCTTTTTGTGCTTTTTTTTCTGCTTTCAATCTGCGAACTTCTGCCATTTCTTCTTTTGTTCGTCGTCTTTTTCGTTGTGTTGGTTGATCCATACAATAATACAACAAAAAAATAGTTCATTCTTACCTATATACTGCCTCCACTGGGATTTTTAACATTCCAGTTCCTTCACTTATACGACTTGTACCACCAGTAATAACATCTATATCCTGTCGTTTTGCTGGATCGTTTGACCTAAAGAAATGTTTTAGTATAAACTCATTCTTCTTAAACTCCTTACTTTTATTTAAATCATCAAACAATCCTATAAAATCACTTACATCTGTATATAAATCTTTTGACCGATGTTCGCTACTGTTAATAAAATGCAAAAAGGCACAAACATACCATCCGCAAGCACCTGACATTAGACTTTGAATATCTACTTCATTATATGGTAATTTCTTTCCACAATTTGCTTTTACAAACTTCTTAACAGATTCACTGGGCGGAGCACCATAAGGATCAAAAAATATCGGTTCAATTAATCCACTGGGGTATTTATTGACTTGAAGACAAGTCCAATGAGTTCCATCATTATCTTTTCCATCTTCATCTGTTGAATCTTGTAAATTAATTACATATCCTTTATTATATTGTAATTTGTTTGGCAACTCATCTTTAAAAAATACACCTGCTAATGGAAACGACATTCGTTTGCTTAACTCTTCAATTTGGTGATTTGTAAGCATATAATATTGCTACATATTATTTTTATTATTTTCCGCCATTAAATCTGTGAAAATTGGGTGGTAGTGTAAATTGTAATTGGAAATTGGCACTGTACGGTTGCGATTGTAATGCAGGTGGCAATGTTCTCTGATTTCCCAAAAGATTTCCACCAACCATTATAGAAGATCGTTCCCTTAATCCTTTTCCAGCATATAATCCCCGGCCTGAATACAACCCTTCTCCTACCATTTTATCTTGTGGTACTAAAAAGTTCTGTTTTGCGGATTCAATTGCCATACCTCCCATACTTGCAGTCATAGCATTAGCATTAGCATTACCCAATGCAGATTCCAATTGTGGAGAATAATGTTGGCCTGATTGAGCACCTACTACTCCTAAATGTTTTACTAAATCTTTTGCCCCTATCAACGTTCTTGTTCCAATACCCCTCGGACCACCAGCATTAGATAAACGAGTTACTTCCTTTTTCAACCCAGAACCAACAACCGTAGAACTTGTTTTGGGTTCAGCAACTTTTTCAGTCTTATCTATCTTAAATTTAGATGGATCTTTATTTTCCATTACTGCTTGATTTTCTTGATGTGCCTCTGGCGATGTTTTCATATTTGCCATTAATTCTTCAGGTGACAATTCTACCGTCCTTGCTTTACCCCTTGAAAAAGTCTTGCTCATCAAATCATACCGTTCAGGATGGACTAACAATATAAGACCTTCACCTTTTGCTAAACGAACAGGATGTCCCTTACGTAATCTTGCAAGTTGTTTTGTTGATGGTCGCATACATTCAATCTCTTTCATATTTTTCCATTAGAAAAAAAAACAATGGAAAAATCTTAATAGTCAGATAATGCCTAAAGGGCTTGTTTCATTTTCTTTTGATGGTATAATTCTCGCCGTCTTGCGTTGTATGCTTCAAACTGTTCTGGAGTCCAAGTTTCTTTGCGTTTGGTATATGATTGTTTGTGGATCTCTTGCTTTACCTCTTCAGGTGTTGCTAATCGTTGTTCTTTGCGTTTTACCGAAACTGCTTTCTTCTGTTCCTCCGTCATCTCTGCTCGTTTCTTGCGGTTATACTCTTTCTTCTTTTCATATACCTCTTGCTTTTTTTTTGCCTTCTCTTCTTCCGTTTTTAAAATACGAGGTGCAATACCTTCTTCTCGTCTCTTCTTTTCAGCCCATCTCTTTTTACGAGCAAGGTCTTTCTCCCTCGCAATCTGTTCCTTATTAAGAACTGGTTCAGTTTGAATAGCATTTTCCATTTTATAATATAACAGATATTATTTTTTTAATTCAATTTTTTTATTGGATTATTGTCTAACTTAGACCCGAGCACCAGTTAGCGAATCCACATCCACCGACACACCGTATTCTACCATTACGAACAAGTCAAGAGCAAATGCCGACTGGTTAGTTCCGATAATCTGGATACTCTTTGGCACTTGTTCCTCCACTGGAAGTTGGCGACCAACGTTGGTGTAAAAGAAGCACTGCGACCGCCAGTAGTCATTCCACCCAAGAAGCCCGCTGGTAAGACCATCTGTAAGGTCACCATTGACCGAATTACAACCTTTGACATAGTCGTTGAAGTGCTCAAACGCTCTCTGTTCAGTGTTGTAGATGGCGTTTTGACCACTGATGACAACGTTGAAGTTGCTGAAAAGACATAGAGGAGAGGTAGATCCAGACCCAGCAACATCAAACGGCGACTGATACACTGGAAGACCCTGTGGAAGACCAGCAAGTTGAGCACCACTGGCACTGGATGCACTGTAATAGGGTATGATGAGAACACTCTTGATGTTCGCAATACCGTTGGTAATAAGGTTATTGAACTGACCGCCGTTTCCAGCAATTGCCTGAACCTGATACTGGTAGTAGTCGCTGTATTTAATAGATTTGACTGGCGACGAAAGGTAAGCAGATTCAAAGACTGGGTTGAATGTGTAAGCTGGTACGTATAAAAAGATGGACTGAGAACACTGACCTGTGGTGTTGTTGATGAGCGATGCCTGTGCAGAGTTTAGACACCGAGCACCAACAGACAACGAAGCAACGTAAGCACCGTTGCCGAGTGCCTGTGCTCCACCCTGACCAAGAGCAGACGATGTTATCATTAGGGGCGATGTGCCTCCTACTGGAACACTCACACCAGTTACGTTTAAGTTTCCTGCCCTTGAAGCACCAAGAGGATTTGATATAGTTTGACCAGTAGTATTTACCACTTTATTGGCAACAGTGAAATTGACGCTTGTGTTATTGAGGAAAGCAGTCATTTTGAAGAATGTACCTTTAAGTAGTGGGATCATTGCGAAGAAATTGTGAATGTGTTTTAAGTAAATGGTTGCCATTACCGATGTAACAAGGTAAGGAGTTCCGCCAACACCACCAACGTTAGACTTTGCAGAAATGTATGAAATCCACAAGTTATTGAGTGCCGTTTGAGAAGCACCAACAGCAGTAATACCACCATTGAGCAACTGACCACTGGATGTAGGAGTAGGAACTGGAGGAACAGCAACTGTTTGAGAAGAACCAATAGCACTATCAGGATCAAAGTTAATATACTGAATACGTTTAACAAGACCAACGTTGCCGTTATTCTTATCACCGTAGTTGAATGCCCTTGCCTCAGCAATTGCTAAATCAAAACCAGAACCAGTTGGGAAAAGAGTGTTATTACAGACACCGTTGCCGTTTGCATCACCCTGACGAACAGTTCCAGTAGCATTGCCGAAACCATTCACCGAAAACGATGTAGGGTCATCTGGGTAAAAACCAATGACAGCTCCTTGTGTTATAACGTCGTTCCAAGATAGACTGGTCAATAAACGAAATGAATTAACCATATTAATGAATGGAGTTTGCTGAATAATGGTTGTACCGTTCATATCAAGAGTAAAAGAGTGAATGACAGTACCAAACCAATTCTTAAGACCCATTACGTAGTCGCAAGATGTGCCCATTTGATATACTGTATCAACACCAGTTATAGGAGTTGCTGGAAGCATACCTGTTGGAACACCAGCATTACCAACAGCAGGTGCAGTGTAAGCAGCACCAGTAAGAACCATTGTAAGGGGCATTGCTAAATACCCCTCTCGGTAGTTCATAAATTTATTGGAGTTGGATAATTGCGAAGTGTCTATAATAGTCTGATTCGCACTGTAATTTTGGTTCATATTGTCTAAAATAGAAAGCCAATCTTTGCGAATAAAAACTTGCGGAGAACCCTCAATTTCTTGCGATAGGTCAAACACTAACTTGTCGGCACTCATATTTTATCATTATATAAAAAAAATGGTAAAATACTCCTAATTATTCCCTAAATTACATTTCAAACTTGATGTTATTCTTTTTCTTTTTTGGCGGAATAATAGACAAGCCACTTATTTTACTACCAAGTTTCTCTAAACCACTTCCCTTTACTTCTCGCATTATCGGATTCATTCCAGTTGTATGTTTATAATCTGCTAAAGAAGCATACGACCCTCCTGACGAAGCACTTCCTATACCACCATTAAGCAATACTCCACCAGCACCTTTACCCATCATACAATTGCGAACCCCTTCACCACCCATACGATGAACGCCAGCTCCTATCTTATAAGAACCCCCTGAAGTTGAAGGCATAACACATAAACGAGATGGCATATTATATCCATACAAAAAAATTAATCACTTTTACTCTTAATCTTTGTCCTAACTGCCTTAAACTTCAATATAGATTTCATCAACGATGTAATATGCGTATGTAATATCTCATTATCCCTAAAGTGATCTGCATCGTTTCGCATCTCACCCATTAACCTTGTTTGCTCATTCAGCAACTGCGTATAAAAGTTTTCAAACACCATATCGTTAATCTCATTGTTCATAATATATTAATGAGATTAACTTTTTAAATCAAAAAAATCCTACTTGCCCCCCCACTCATCTTTATCTTTCAATGCAAAAAGAAACGTCATATTCGGGTCGCCGATTCTAATTGGTTGTAAATCTGCTCCTAATATAGTTATTTGTAATTGGTTATACGTACCATTAATTAACTGATTCCAGCAAAATTGGGGGGGCTTGTCAATAACGACTCGTCCTATACCATTAGAAGGTGATATAGCGTATATAATACTGGAAGGTAGTGAATAAGGATTGTTAATGTTAGAAACTGCTAAATAGACCGATGCATTGGGTGTAATATCTGGGGCTGAAGAACTGTAAAACGACATTGCCCCTGTAGTAGCATTGTAATCATATGAAACACCAAGATATATTCCACTATTGGTTATGTTGAATGGTGGAACGACACCACCAATATTTTGAGGCGATGCCCACCCTGCTGGGTAACCAACTATCTGATTAAAGTTTGCTGGGAACGTCACCGATGGATTGAATACTAACGTTGGAAATCCTAAAGAGGTTGGCACAAAAGCACTTGGATTAGTCCCTGCTGATGGGACTCTAAAGGTACATAACTGTACAGCATATCTGCTGACGTTAATTTCCAATTGAATAAAATATACGATTGATCCTGATGCTGTAGTCATATAGGTTCTGTTCTGTATCATTGTGTATTCTAAAAATGCATTCAACGCTGGCACATCATATATTCCGTCTGGTATGGTCACAGTATAAGTAGTTAGTGTTGCTCCGCTATACCAAGTATAAGTGAATACGTTGTTTCCTAAAGTTGCAGAAATGTTATACCAACTGTAATACATTTGAATGCTTTGAACAGCAATGTATGTATCTTTAAACTGAACCGAGTTAGGAAAGTTATAGATAAACTTGTTGTTCTGTCCATCTGGAACTAAATTGTTGCTATTTACGACGATTGTCCTCATACACTATTGTTATATTATTTTTCACTATCGCATCGGCATATATACTTTGTGATGCGTATCTACCGTTGGTGCTAATTTTTTTGCTACACCTGCCCCCGAGTATGTATGAGGAGCGATACCGAGTGCTGTTGGAGTTTGTGCTCCACCCATAAAAAAGGGTTTTTGATAACCATTGCTCTCTGTCTGAATTTTGTAATAGTCAGGGCTGACAACCTTTGGTGAATAACCGCCACTCATATTCTATACAAAGAGAAAAAAACGCCAAAGTTTCCTAAATGGTCTGTTTTTATTTCAGTACCCAAGTTCAGCAAGATCCATTAACAATTCTTTACCTTGACTTTTTGGTAATCTTCCTTGATGAATTAGTTTGATAATCATTACCTTAAACTCCTTAATAAGAACGGTTGAATCATTTCCACTCAATATTTCTCCTTTCATTATTTCAAAACGATTCAAATCTTCACTGTTTTCTCTCGGCACTTCAATACCTTCACCACTTGGTATGTGACATTTTTTCAATATATCTCCATACAAATTCTTATCCTCTCGAGATAATGCGGATAGATCATTAAAAGAAGGTGTTCCGTTATTTACCAATTTACGAATAACTTTTGCTAAATCAACAGATACTCGTTGTGTTTTCAGATTAGGAATATTCACTCCATTTTTTCTGCTAAAACACAATATGTCGTCATCTAATTTAACCAAGTTTAGAAAAAAACGACCAAAAGGTGCGAATATGACTTTTTTATGTACTCCTCTGTTTGTTGCTACAACACCTAATCCTCTACCTTTGATACGCCGGTTATGAACAGTATTTGTACCAAACCCCAAACTTGTTCTTGATGGAGGAGCATTAGCAGAGTGTAAAGATGCGTCAAGTGTTCGTCCGCCCAATCCAGATGAACCACCCTCACCAGATGACCTCCAAGCAAGTTGAGGATCATCAGTAACAACAAGTCTTCGTTTAGGTTTTAACTCAACTTTTTGACCTCTCCAATTAACAACTGGAGGTGATTGTTTCTTTTCTGCTTTTTTTCTTTCTTGTGATACTTCTACCTCTTCTGTTTTACGTAATGCTCGTAATGTTTGTAAATCAGTATAAATGGAATCATAATATTCTAATGCCGTTTCTGCATTACTTCTTGCTCCACCTTTTCCTGCTGTATATTGTTTTAATGTTGGCAAACCTGCCTCTGCTATTTCTTTTTTATATGGTTGTAAAAGAGTATTAATTTTAGCACTGGTATATTCACTTCTACCTCTTGCTTCAAGTTCATCAGGACGGGGTAATGGTTCATCAGGTAATGGTCGTTGTTTTATTGGTCGTCCTCGTTTAGATGGTGATTCTTCTTTTTCTTCTTTTGTTTCTTCTGCTCCTGCTTCATCTGGAAAATCTGATAATGGATCTTCATAAAAACTTTTACCTCGTCTATATCCTCCTTCTTCATCTAAATCTGGTAATTCGTCTCTTTCTCGTAATTGTTTTGCTCTTCTTTCTACACCTTTTCGTAATGTTGTGCTTTTGGTTAATTTATTAAATGCTTTTTCTTTTTTTGCTCTTTTTTCTCCTACAAGTTTTGCTACACCCTTTTGTAATGTTGGGCTTTTGGTTAATTTTCGTCTTGCTATTTCTTCTGCTTCAAAACGTTCCAAATCACCTGCCTCAAACCCTTCCGTATCTTCTATACGTCCTTCTCGTTCTGCTTGCCGTCTTGCTTCCGCCTCTTCTCGTTCTTGCTGAAGTCCTTCAGCTGTATTTCTTTCTGCTTCTTCCTGTGCCAGTTGCTCATCTGCAAAACGACGTTCTTCTTCTGCCACTTCTCGCAATATATCTGCCATTTCTTGTCGTACTTTATCTAATGATCGTAATGTTAAATCCATTTCTCTTCTACCACCCATACTGTTATTAAGTTCTGCTACTAATCGGCGAGTTGCTCTATCATCACCTCTTATATCTGCCAGTTTAACCAATACTTGTGACAAATACATCTTTGTAAGCAAATCTTTTGTAGTTTCTTTTACTATTTTCATTAACTGTTTTGCTTTGATTGGTGGAATATTCATATTAAAACCTTCTCGTATATCAATCAACAATCTAAATACCTCGTCATAAGCACCAACAACAGGGGCAATCTCTCTTTCTGATTCAGCAGGTAGTAAATCTAACAACTCTCGCAATTGTTCTCTGCTTGGCAACGATATTAATATATCTTCAGTGTCTTCAATAGAAAATTGACGAGAAGTCAATGTGTTGCTTGGCACACCACTTGCCTCTGTTTCTGCAAATTGTAATTTACGGAAATATGCCATAAAATGAGGAGCATCAATACCATAACGAAACTTGGGTTGAATTTCTTTTATTACCTGTTCTATATGCTGTGATAAAAAACGTACATCATCACCACTCAACTGTGAAGCAATCTGTTCTGCATTAGGAGCATCGCAAATACGCCTTAATTGGCGACGTATGTCAATCTTCAATGCAGTAATGTCTGCCAACTTTTCACTGGTTGTCCGATAATCCGTAATTTGAGATGCGATTTGGCCTGTTCGTTTATGTAGCAAGTTTGCTTGAAGGTTCTTGTCGTTGTTAGCAATCATCACATCAAGAGTTGCCAAATGTTGTTTCCTAAACTCTTCTGCATCTCTCGGTCCTCTAACTGGTTGTCCTGCCATACTGTATTATTAGATAATAATATAGTATTTTAACGCCTAAATTAAATTAGATTTCTCCGCATTTATTATAATTAATTATTCTACACTTTGGATAGTTAATTCCGGTTCATTATGAAATTTTAGTACCTTACCACATATTTTCTTTTGATCTTCTTCTGGCAGAGCAGATATGCGTTCAACTTCTTCTTTTGGCAATTGTGGGCGACCTACCGATGTTACTGGCAAATCTTCATATTCTGGGCCTTGAGTATCAAAAATAGTTTGAATACATATTTCATTAAACTGTTCTATAATATCAGAATCTGGCATTTCTTTCCATCTTTTCTCAACCTCTACTTGCAATCTTACCTTTTCTCGTCTGTTCATTCGGGATACATCAAAAAGTGGATCTTTTCCTAAATCGTCTAAACATATGATTTTTAACATCATTGCTTTATCCTTCAACTTTTGTAATGTTTCAGTATCGTCAATATCTAATTCTATTCTCATATATTCTATTATAACATTTTATTTAAACATTTATTACTAAATCTAAATATTTTGGTTGTTAGAGAACTATATATAGTGTTTTGACAAATTAGATAAATCTCGCCCAAGAAATAGGTATATTTCTCCATAGGAATAGTTTATAGAAAAAAAACCAAAAAACAGGGGCAGGATTTGTCTAATTTGTCAAATTAGAGGCGACATTTATCAAAGTTCGCAAGTTTCTATGCCAATTCATCTAACCTATCTTCTTCTTCTATTTTAGGTTTCCAGTAATGTAATCGCTCATAATAAGTAATACCATTTATCATTTTCTTTAGGCCTTGGTATTGACCCCTAAATGATATAGATTTTTCAATCATTTCCATAAACCTTTTCTTTGTCAGTTGCCGTTTCTCATCTTTGGAAAATTGTTTGAACTTGTCGCTGTTGGTAAATTCCATATACAAGTCTTTTGCAGATATAATATCGTCTTCAGTGCCTTCATCATAATTTTCCTTGACCCACATATAGATTTCATCACTGGACATTACATACTCTTTTGATTTTTGTTTAATTTCTGCAGGAATATATAGTTTCTTATCACCATTAAGGATTATATGAAACAACGCGCACCGGTGTGCTTCCCTAAAAGGAATATCTTTGTAATCTGTATTCATAGGATATATGTGTCTAACCGTATCTTCTTTTTCTACTTCAGCAAAATGACTAACAAATGGAATATCTATAACTCTGTCGATAATGGCATCATTCATTGTTCCTGTTAAGTTAATTTTTACATTCATTTCAACCATTTGAACCTGACACAATCGCACAACACAATCACCACTGTGTAATTGCCGAGCATTAATGGTTTGGCAACCAGTTATTTCTTTCATAATAGAAGATTTGATTTTCGCACTTTGATCAGGTTCTCTTGAAATGATAAATCGTCTGTTATTCATATTCGCAATTTGAGGATTTGCACCAGTGCCAATATCTTGTTTAGATGTCAGAACATCAACTGGTAATACATATCCATAATGTTCTTCACCAATCAATCCCTTCAAATATAACTCATTTAGAAATCCTTTGCCATTGCGTCCTTCACCATTTGCAACGAAGAACTTTTCTACTTGAATACCAGTCATACCCATAAACAATACAGATAAATAACAACGTCTAATTTCAGGGTCTGGAAATATTTGAGTAAGTAGTTTATTCATTAACTCCAAAGCCTCCTGTGTAGGTGGTACATAATCCTTACCAGTATGCTGTGTAATGTAATCTTCTTTTTTAACAGTATAAGGTTGTCCAGTTTTCAAGTCAAATGCACAATTCTTAAAACAGAATATGTAAGGATGCTGGTCAAACTCAACGACACACTCTGGCATATCCATACGGAAGAATGACATTATACCATTACATTTGGAAGTTGAACCCAATTCAATCAATAAATTACATATTTTTTTAACTTTCTTTTGAACTTCTTCATTTTCCATATCTTGTTTAAACAATGATTTTTGAATCTCAATATAGAACTTTCTTAATGTATCAATAAGCAAACCCATTACTTTGGATTCTTTTTTAGATGTATCTTTTACCCAAAATCCATCTTCAAAAATGTATAATACATCTTTTTTCTTGATTACATTCTCTACCAGTTCCCTGCCAAAAACCGAATGATCGTATTCGGTGATGACACCTTTCCAAAGATATCGTTCGGCAAGGATTTTTTTGTGTTGTACCAAGTTGCTTTTCTTGGAGAGATTCATCAGATATCCCCAACCAATGCGTTGCTCCTTGCAGTCGTTCATAAACTTTTCCACATCTGCTTTACAGTTGTAATTTGGTAGTCTGCTGGAGTATCGGTCAGCAATTTCCAACGCATCTTTGAAACCGCTGAAACGAATCGCCCAGATAAACTTTAACCAAGCATCATAATCCGTATAGTAATTCTGGTGAATATTATTCAATATGGATTCTTCATACGATGTAAAATCGGTGGATTTTACACTTTCAGTTGAAACGGTTCGCACAGTTATTTCTGGATTGATAAATGCGTCTGGTTTATATTTTTTAATGTCGTTCAAAAATCCAGCAGGAATGTCAATCTTCCTACCATCTTGTATCGTCTGATATTTACATTCTTCTCCTGCAAGATTTTTATATTTAGTAGGAGGAGCAATAACGAAACCGCCATCATTTCTCGCATCTACTTCAGGTAATATATTTGATATATTTTTTAGTTCAGGATAATAGTTGAAATAGAGATGATAACCTCTGTGTGTTTTTACAGACATTGTTTCCAACATTTCTGGATATTTGGTAATTGCAGATTCATATGATTCTTCTGTATCAAAATCTATAACAGTAATATTAGATTTCTCACCAGTTATGATGCCAATAGAATTACCAGAGCAAAAGGTTCGTTCTGCTGTAAGTTTTTGCCAACCAAATGGAAGAATCCCTTCCAATTGTTTCTTTTCTTCGCCATTCGCATTGATAAAGGTGTGGATTTCACCAAATGAAAATGGAACATAGTTCTCTTCAAGGTAGGCGTTGAATCGTTTTTCAGTAAAGGTTGCCATTATATATACTATTGAGATTATTTTTTTAAATCAATTTAAAAATATAAATATTTTTTAAAGAAAAAATATCTATCAAACATTTTCCTAAAGTTTCGTTCAAAGAATCAAAAGTTCTATGGGTACTGATTCTTCGGTGATGGTGATTTTCTCCACTGGATCATTAGGTTCTTTGGCAAACCTTTCAAGAACGGTATGCAGCAGAGTAGGGCTCTGTTGGCGGATGTTGCGTAGTGATGCAAGTGCTTTTGTAATGTCTGGAACAAGACTGCCATACAGTGACATTTCTTCAGGGGAAAGGTTATATTTGTATTTATAATAACTGATGCGATTATATTCCTTAAACTTCTCCGTTTGTTCTTGGTATTGCTTTTTCTTGTATTCTCGGATGTACTTTTTTGGATCTGCAGTTTTCTTCTCTTCAATGGGTTTCTTCTTGTATTGCTTTTTAACCTTTTCTGGAATGGATTCCATTATATACATATATATAGATTTTTTTTCTATATCAATTTTATTTATTGAAAAAAAATAAAATGTTTATTGAGTAATTCCGTTTCGTATCATCCAATCTCTAATTTGAGTTGGTGTCATTTGTGATAATTCTTGCTGTTGGCGTTGTCGCAAAATATCAACATAATGTGAAGGTGATGTTGAGGAAAGAGATATTTCAGTGTAAATGGGTGTAATGGTGGCATTCTTACATATTTTGCACTTTTTACAATGTAATCTCCGATACGTATTCTTTTGACGCTCACAAGGAAATGTATGACGAACATCGTCGCAAACCGTCGTAGTGAAAAACTCATCTTTTACAATTGCCATTGTAGATTGATGTCTATATTAGATGTCCTTTATTATTTCAATTTTTTTTTGAAGAAGGATAATTACTAATTCCGAAATCGTTTCATATTTTTTATTCAACTTTAAACATATCCGGATTGAGTATTTCCTTGAATCCTTTGCGAAACTTTTTATATTTGTCTTGCTCTTCGCAATTGACAATTAATGGAATAAACTTCGTATCCGTTGCATATTCATAAAGATTAACGAGTTGGTCTTTGTCTAAAGAAGAAGCCATTTCACTCATAAGGCATTTCAATTCGCGAGAAGAAGCCCCCAATTTAAGAATAACCATATACGATGAATTCCTCCTGATCATTGTAGGTATGTGGTAATACGACTGGCTAATGAAGATACAACTTACGTTTTGCTTTCTTGCCCTTAAGTAATATTCTTCTACTCGGACAAGGTCTTTAGAAAGGACTAAATCATCCCACACAATCAAATGGTTCTCTTCTTTGTCAAACTTGTTAAGTTCAGGAGTTTTACTCATACCTTCTAAAATTTGTATGGATTCACATTTTGATTTTAAAAAATCATAAAGAGGTTCTTGGGCAATACGAGTAATGATGTGAATAGATTCAAACGTTCCTTTACCCTGTGAAAATAAATGAATAAGGTTTAGAAGGAAATTAGTTTTGCCACTACCTGATGGTGCGACGATACACATACGAAAAGGTAAAGATATGTGATGAAGGTGTTCATTCGGATTGTCTGCCTTGGGACGCATCTCCGGAGGCATCTTATTGTAAAAATTAATAACCTCATATGGTTTTTCTTTTTTAGACATACTCTAAATGTATAAAAAAAGATTTGTTTTAATCCTTAATTTTTTATATGGTAATAGTATATGTCAATTAACCCAATGCCTTCCTGTAATACGACTTCTGCTGCTCAATGCGCTGGATTTAACCAAGAATGTTTCATAGTAGATACTGGAGGAGGAGCAGACCCAGCAGACTACCTACAATTTCCAATCGGGCAGGGGGTAGAGACTTTGCCAGGGTTAATTTCGTTAGGAGATATAGATGTGGGCGAAGATATAGTAATGACAGGGACACCAGGCGTAAATTACATAGAGTTTCCTGACGGTACTAAACAATACACTGCATACCTTGGTTCAGCATTAACTGGAAATGTTTTTACGATAGACAGTAATACATTAGCAAACCCTGCAGTTTATTTAATGAATCCAATTACAATAACGTATCCTGCAGGTACAAAGTCATTTACGGCTTATGCTTTTAGCGGAGGTGGCAATTATACAACACCAGTTCAATTCACACCAAATCCAGCAGTAACTGGCCAAAATCTTACCTATCAACCATCAGTAACATCTTCAAGTGGTTGTGGGGCACAAACTGCCTATTTACCTGTAAAAAGTGGAACGTCTAACTGTGCTCAAATAGTGTTTCAACCTAATTTGACCCCAACTTCTAATGACCCTAATTCAGGGGCAATATGGGCAGGAACAGTTTCGTTAAACTTTTCTACATTAACTGCCACATTAGTATCATCAGGTAATAGTAACCCTGCCAATTTAAGAGAAGGGTGTCAAATAGTGTTTAGTACAACAACAAGTAGCAGATATGGTTGTCCAAGTGCTATTGTATTAGTAAATAACGTAGGTGGAAATAACTCAATTTGGAACTTTGTTATTGGTTCAACCTCTTCGTATTATGTAACTCAAACCAATATAACTGGAGTAGCGTATAATTCAACTCCTAACCGATGTAAAGTAATAGTAAGTATTGCCAACAATATTCTTACCGTAAATTCTACATTACAAGGAACATTACAAGTAGGTTATTATTTAATATCCACAAGTTTTGCCGTAGTTATAGCGTCGCAAACCAACGCAACTACATTTGTTGTAAAAGGGTGTTCTACATTTTTTTCCGTAACATCAACTACTGCTTATGGATTTACGATGGCAACTGGAATGGATGCTACTTTAGCAGTATATTCCAGCAATACTACCCCTACACCTGCCGCATTTTTGAGTGGTTCAAGCACTGCTCTTCAGTCAAGTCCTTTTTTTACACCAACTGTTACTTCGCTAACGGCAGGATTGTCATTAACACAATACGCTGCTACACAAGCAATAACAACAACAACCTATAATGGAACTTATCCAGTATTACCAACAATTACACAGAATGCTATTCAAAACTCAGGAGCAGTTCAAAATGGAGCATTACCTAACAGTTCAATTATTACGAATTGTGCGAACAGCAATAAAAAAATAACAACTTTTCCAGCAGGTGGGCAACCAACAGTAACACAAACTCTTGGTGGTCTTGGTGGGTTTGGGGTCATCCTTTCCGGAGCATAAATAAGGAAGTATTATTTAATTTTATTCTAACTATATGCTATGAGTATTCAAACACCACCTGATTGTGAATGCGCTGGATTTAACCCTGAATGTTTTGGAGCATTAACTGGAGATCCAACTGGTCTTAATCCAAACGATTATTTGTTATTTCCAATAGGTCAAGGAGTTGAAACGCTTCCGGCATTAATAAACACTGGTGATATAGATGCTGGTAACAATATTATTCTTAGTGGTACAGCAGGGGTTGATGGAATAGAGTTTCCTGATAACACAAAGCAATATACGGCGTATATAGCAAGCGGACAATTACAACAAATAATACCATTTACTCCCTATACACTTCCTACTGGGGGGACAAATAATGCTTTCAACCAAGCAATTATTTTGTCTTATTTGTCACCAACTATAACAACGTATAATGTATTAGCATTTAGTGGTGGAGGCCAGTCTAACATTTTTGGTGTATCAGGTGACCCTGCCGTTCCAAACACTCCTGTTACTTTTACTGTTCCTGGAACTTCAGCATCAGGTAGTGCTGTATCATTAAAAAAGATTCCAGTAGTAAGAAATCAAGCA